TACCTATTTTACGGACAGAACCATTTGGAGAACGTCTTAACCAAAATGCTCTATCTGTACTGAAGCTCGGACCATATGGCGTCAGGTGATCTCTCGCCCATCTGCCTATAGATCCAACATCTCCGTATGGCGCAATGCAGTCTATGATCCATATTCGGTTGCCGCTCTTCCAGTCATCAGACTGTAGTTTGCGTGTACCATTCACAAACGCATCTTCGGCCTCGTAAGACAAAAAAGCCCAACTTATAAAACCGATGACCTTGCCGTCTCTGTAGAACAGTCGTGCATGGTCTGCCTTGAGTGGCTCAATGAAAAGACGATCAATGTCTTTTACGAACCAATTTCTGTGTACATCAGAGCCAAGGCAAAGCTCTAAAATATCTGACAATTCTACGTTATTTTTTGTAGAAAATCTAGACATAGACACAGTATGTCATTTTTCTATTTAACATCTACTACTAAACCAAAGTCTAGAATTCTTAACTCACCCGCGTTGGTGCTGGTAAACTGCACACTGATGGCCTTCGCCCTGTGTGGGATTGGTATATCAATGGGTCTGGTCTGGGATGAATTGATGCCGGTTGTTGACGCAAAGCCATCTGCTTCAGGACGGACTGTAGTTGACTGAAGCTGATTGTTGTTTTCATCGAAGATCACGCAGTTGAAATCTGCTGTACCTACCGCACGAACAATCAATCTTTTATATAACTTATATCGATCCGGTTGTTGCTGGCTAAGAAGGGGCGTCCGCAATGACATGCTGACCGCCTGAGACAGGTCTTGACCGTCCCCAAACCCGGACGTGGTACCCACTTGTAATGCGGACAAAACCGCTGTGCTGTCTGGTCGTGCAAAGAACGAGGCACAGATTTGGTTTGCGCCGGGTGTGAACGAGAACGACCTGAAGCCCCCGCGCCCGACTCCCGGTTCGTAGGTGAATGTAAGCCTGTCAAATACAGTTCCATTGCTCCTTGGGAAGTAGACATGATATTGTCCAATTTCTCCATCCCAGACCGCATTAGGTTCAGTATACTCGCCAGACGTTGGGACATTCTCTACAGCCTCCTGATATTTGTCTTGTATCTCCCTGCTCAACATAATTGTCTCAAGTGTCAGTCCTGAAGCTGCACGTCTCAGACTGTGTACGCCAAACCGGCTACAGAAGAAGACATCCGTACCCACGTTTACGGCGGTATTCCTGCCGAATAGGCCCACTGGTACACGGAAGTCACGTGCAATCTGCCACTGATTAATGTTGGTATCTGCGAGATATACGAGGGTTTCGTTCTTGCCAAACACAACCAGCTTGTCACCTTCAAGAACAGCCAAGCCTTGAATGGTGTCATTACTGGTAAACTGGTTCTTTACATCAATGATTGCCCCATCTGTTGCAGCCGGGGTTGTGCCGCCTGATGTGTTGGTTCGCCAATCCTGATAACTGTCTTGGACACTGACGTGAATTTCCGTGGGCTTATTCGGAATACCAGCTACCACCAAACGATTTAGGATGTTCACAGCAAAGCCGCCGTCAGGGTAGCGACCAAGACTACTGGCATTTGTTACAGTAGCACTCGCAAAATTGGTGCCGTCAAAAAACTCTGGTACATGCCCCTGCATAAAAGAAAATTGTTTCTGGTCAAAATTAACCAACATCAATGGGCTAAGTGCTGTTGGTGCATTCTGCGTGAACAGTGTTGAGTCGATGCTCTGACCGGTGGCTCTTCCCTTAACTGAGGTGCCATCTCTGAAGTACCTGACAATTTTGTCAGAGCCATAGTGCTTGATATTGAAGTGCTTTTGAGTGTTGGAAGAGTCTTTGTTTGTTCCGGGGCCTTTCACAATCTGACCACGAAAATCTATGTAAGCATCCTGTAAGTCTACAAAATACCGTTCAGACATGTTGGTTGGACTGGTGACAGTGTCCAATCCCACAAACCGACTATATGGGAACAAACGCCTAGCCATTAGGTGTACTCATTTATTTCAACTTCCAAAGAACCTTGGATGTTGATTATTGAACCAAGCCAATTATTCAGAGTGTTTAGGTAGATTGAGTTCTTTAACTGTATCAAACCACCATTGTTCGTATCGATGTCGTCAACGGCATAGTAGGCTTTCAGACCTTCGATCATAACCTCATCATCAATGGCCCTAACATTTCCAATGGCTTGGTATCGCTTGATGCGAACACTGTAGGGATGAGACACATTCACGTTGGTTACGGTTGTGTCGGCATCATCAGCCATCATGTAAGTGCCAGAAACTGTGCTGCCGCCGCTTGTCTTTGGCTTTACAACAAAACTATAAAGGTCTGAACCGCTATGTCCGGCACCAGCAATCTTGACCGGTGTATAGTTCCCGAAGGTAACGGTTCCTGAATTAATAGTTAGTTCATTAGAATTCTGGGCAATTGAACCCGTCTGGGTGTCATAAGCATTGTCCAACAAATCAAGAAAAGTTGGGTGCCTGTTGATATCGCCCACCACGCGGTTTGCGTAGTTGATAAACTTCTTCTCTTCTAATCCGCGCAATACGGAAGGGCTGGCTTCACCGGCCTCTTTAAGCATATCGTCTACAAGTTCTGATAAGGTGGAAAACTGACCACCCCCGGAACCAGACGGATTATAACTAGACATGTTTAACCTACCTCAACCTCTTGGATTTTACCGTGTCGGTAGAACATGTGACGCTTGAGCATATCTGCTACATCAGGGCGCACACCTACCTTGCCAGACTCAAAACGTACTTCGTGTGGACCAGCGTCTACGACTGCGTTTGGCTTTGCCGGGAACTGAAAAAACACAAGGTCCTTGTCTTTAGCTTGGGCCTCACGCATTTCCTCCAGCTTGGGGTCATTCTTCATGGACTGGACTTTACCCTCTACGACTATGGCTTCTTCCTCACAGAAGATATGGTCGCGCCGGTAGAGGTGGTGCAGCTTGATACGCTCTGCCAGTTTTGCATCCACTTCCAAAACACCCTGCTCAAACTTGTGAACATTGCCGTCTAAGCTGATTTCCATGCCGGGTTTCTTGGCAAAGAATTTTACAGTCTTGGTCTTTGGCATAATGAACTCCCTATAATGAAAAGGACCGCCCCCAGAATAATGTCTGAAAGCGATCCTGTCTAGATTTTAAGGTTGTTCCATGTCTGACTTATGTCAGAGAGTTCCAACCTGTAACGACTGCGTGTGTCTTTTCTTGGAGAATTTCCAGACCAGCTTCGGTCAGGTATTCATCAATGACACCATCTACGCCGTTGCCCTGACGATCCTTCAGAAGCTGCGTGTCATCCACGTAGCGGTAGCGAAGGTCCTTGGTGTCGAGAATGATCGCGTCTTTCTCTGCACCCGGAATTTGCCGGAACATTGGGTGGGTCTTCACTTGGAGTGTTCCAGCGAAGGTGTTGTAGGTGGTGAACATGACACCGTAGCCATCACCTGTACCAGTCGAGTTGATCTGGTAGCGGTTCTTGGCGAGGGTCTGAAGGTGATCCGCAACCTTCCAACCGCAGAGCATCAGCTTTTCGGATGAACCAAAAGCAAAGGCTTTTTCTGCGAGGAATGCATCCCACTCAGCCTCAGTCAGACGACCAGCGTTTGTGTTGGCTGCTGCATCTTCCACGTTAGTGGTGACGCTGTTGAACAAGCCATCTGTGTAACGCTCTGGACGACCAGCGGAGCCGGTGATGATGTCCTTCTTACCGAAGAGCATTGCGCGTTCCATGCCGACCATATGCTCTTTAAGAGCATCACGTGACTTCTCAAGGTACTGGTCGCCAGTACGGAAGTTGGTGTGCATAGCTGTACGTGTAATGCTATACGGTGTGCGGAAAATCTGACAGAAGTTCTCTGTGCTGGCTGCATCATATGAGATGCTGTCCGGCACATCCGCGCCTTCAGCCGATGCATTACCGATCATAAAGAAGGTATCAGCAGCCGCTACCGCAACACCAGTTCCACCGTTACCAACACCGCGAGTTACGGTAAGGGTTGTGGTTGATGGCTTTGCAGTGACCTTGATAACCTCACCAGTACGGAAGTTACGCATCAGCATGCCGATCCGAATGAAAGTCAGATCAGTTGCAGATGAAGCAGTCAGAGTGGTTCCACTGGTAGTGGCTGTGCCACTGTGAGTGAATTTGAAATCCGGCAAATCCTTACGGAAATTGTGGAATTCAGGATCGTCTGTACCTTCAGACGGAAGCATCGAAAGAATTGCCGTCAGCGGGGCCGAACCATTCGGCTCCAGCATCAGGTATTTCTCACGATAGTTTTCAGGGCGATGATCGGCTGCAAATGAGCCGGTACCCCGCATACCGAGAGTAGCCATAATAATACCTCATAGGGCTAGAGTTTGATTTGGGTTCGCTTTGCTGATTGCTCCGAGTATGGTTCTCTGGACTGATAGTTTCCGTGAGGTCTTGTCAGACACAAAGCCTTCGGTAGGCATTCGTAAAGTCTCTATTAAAATAACCTAGACATAGACATGATTCAACTAGAAAAATGTCTATGTCTAGAAATTGTTACAATAAATCCAGCATCTGATCGCTGAAGTTACCTTTTTGTGCGCCGCTCATTGGCTCATCTGAACCACGACTAGCAACTGTTTCACCCCCAGCACGGGCAATGTCTCGCTCAACCTGTTGCTTCATTACGGCTTGATCGGCTGCGTTGCGGCTTCCGCTGGTGATTGCATGATAATCCCTGATAGACTTATCGATAGCTTTAGGATTGTTGCCTATTGCACTCTTATATCCGGGGAACATCTGCTCCTGCATTTCCACCCAAGACACGTAGTCATTGAAAGTTTGTTCATCATCAATGCCAAGTTCTTGTGCGGTTGCAGATGCTTGTGCGTCAACCAGTGTCTGCTGAGATTGCTGGGCCGCGATTTCCTGTTGCTGCTTGAAGCTGCGAACATCCTCCATGAGCGTAGGTAAAACAGTTGCAGCCTGTTCGATGCTATCTGCATACTTGAAGATATTAGTCATCGCTCGGTAAGCAGCATCTGTAGGTTGTAGACCGTTCTCCTCAAAGAACTCTGTGGCGGCTGAACTAGCGGCCTCATTAGTCTTTACGTTGCGCTCCATCACCCTTGGATCAGTTGATTCGGGTGGCGGTGCGGCTGCTTCTGGCTCCTGACCGGACCCATCATTCATCTTCATCATGCCTTGGGCCATGATAGCCGCGATTTGAGATGGGTCATTTACGCCGGTCTGTTCAGAAATTGTGCGAGCCAACTCCATCATTGGACCATACTTAGCGTCCATGGACTTAAACTGCTGTAACATCGTGATGGCTTTGTCTTCAGGGATATCTTCTTCCTGACCCCTGAACTTAATACGAAGCATACGGGAAACCGCATCCTCTTCAACACTGCCCATCTCTTGAGCATTGGCATCACCGGCCTCTGCACCATCACGCGGGTCAGGGTTATTAGCTACTTCAAAATCAAAATCAACGGGCATTCTATCATTGGAACGCAACCGTTCAGCGGCAGAAAAACCAGACTTATCGGGGTTTGCCTCTGCATCCGTGGGTGGGGTAGGGGCATTAGCCGGTGGGTTTACAGCTTGATTTGGATCAGTGATTGCCCCGGAGCCGGGGTTCTTCTGAGCGGTAACTTCCGCTTCAGTCATGTTCTCAGCCATTTTCTAACCTTTCGATATCCTCTTGCGCTTCAGCCTCGGCGATCATTCGCTCCGGCATCTCTATCGCAGTGCGGAATGCTGACATTAACGCTGCACATACCCGTAACTGATCGGCATCAGCCGAAGCGTTACTGATAAGTGTTAGCTCTACTCTCCCGTATTCGTCCTGTAGACGTTCCCTGTACTTCTGCCAAAAGTGATTGTCTTTTAATTTTTCAAACCCTTTTGCCAACTCAGAACTTTTAAGCTCTTTGGCCAATTCTGCCTCTCCCTTTCGGCATTAGAACGCAGTTGTCGCAATTTGCTTTGCAGCACTTTCCGCGCTTTATTTTTGGTTTCCTGTAATTTTCTGTCCTATTATCTGAGGGACCAGATAGTGTGGAGGTCATTCCTGAGTGGGCCTTCATCGATTTCTTGCTCCCATCTCTTGGGGTGGAAGATCAGGGACCACGGCTGGTTGTCCCATTTCAGTCGCAGCCTGTCCCATCGGGACAAGGTTACCGGCCTGAAGTTGCTGCATAATCTGCTCATCGGGTACAACTTCACTCGGTGACTTTTTCCAATTCTCCACATCCTGAAATCCAAAGCTCTCTATCAGGCGTTCCACAAATTTATCCATGTCATAGTTCTGTGCTGCGCCTGTTTCAGACAGGACACGAATAGATCGAATAAGATTTTCTGAATTGTCTTCAGGGTTCAGGGGTAGGGTGCCGTCTACCACTACATAATCAAAATCACCCATAATGTCGGAACGATTGTACCGCACATCGCCTGTTGGGTTTTCTGCTGTAGCTTCTTCAGGAATAGTCACCATGCCACCATCGATCTCAAAGAACTGAAGATTTGAAATCATCTGACGAACCAGAGGACGAATAGTTGTGGAGGAAAGCAAACGTGCTTGCATACCAAGCCTTTGCTGGCCAAGAGCAGTGAGACGTGCAATCTCTGTAGCTGTACGCTGCGTCTCAGCTTGAATTCCCTGTGCTGTGTCTGAAGCCGCCGCCAGTCTCTGCATTAATTGTCCGGCAGTGTCTAAATCCTGCCAGTAATTACGGGTGGCATCAGGAACTTGAAGTGGAAGAATGGCATCCCCAGGATTTGCTCCGGGTAGAGTCCTCACCAGACGGGCCGCATTAGGGTCCAGAATGTCTTTAATATTTACACGATTGGGATCAACAACTAGCCGGTTCTGCACAATGGACTGTACGTTCTCTACGCGAGTTCGCAGTAGCCAATCCTGATACCTCTGTAGGGGCATCAGCAAATCATATAGTGAAGACGCAAAGGTTTTGTGCGCGTCATACTGACCTTCACCGTGAATAATCGGAATGCTGTCGTGAGGGTATGGTGAAGCATCAAACTGTACCACCACGTTCTCATCAGCAATCACAATACGATACAGACCAAATGGTGCAGGGATGTCCAGACGGCGTGGGTCCATATACACATACAAAGTGTTCAACACATGTGCTGTGCCAAGACCAAAGTAGTTTTTATAATCTGTGCCGTAGTTACCGGGCAGCGTGGGGTCCACACTCTGGTCACGAATAGTGTCTTTGAGGAACTGGTTTGCAGACCAAGCGAGAGATGGGCGCGAGTCCTCAATACGGTCTAGGTTCTGATAATGTCCGCGTCTGTACAAAGCTGTCAGGCTGGCCCATGTGCGGTAGCCAATGAAATCCGCTTCATGTCTGTTCTGAGCAGTGACGCGAGGGTCAGGAAAATAAGACCACGGATCAATGTTAACCGGTACGTTACCGTCCTTGCCATAGAAGTTAGCGACAGGGGCCATACCATAACGATTGTTGTCGAGAAAAATCTGATACAGCCGCTGTTCATATCCAACACGGCGCATGTTGTGATGCAGACGTTGCTCAATCAATCTGGCCGATCTGCGTCCTGTAGAACTAGAAGTAGGCTCGACCCTAAATGGCGGTGAACCACCGAAGATAGCTAGGTTGTAGGTACAGATTGTATCGCTGATAGAACGTGAATAAGGAGTCTTTATTTGATCAATGATGCGGCCACTGTTGTATTTCTGGTTACTACGCCGCTTGCTCTCATCAACAACACGTGCTGGCACGTACATGTCATGCGTGACTTCTGCGTCCTTCCAGTAGTCATAACGCTTAGACATACGCTCGTAACTTAAATCAAAGTGAGCGTGAACAAAGTCTATTAATTTTTTCTCTGTTTCGCGATCCAAGAACTGAGCCGCGTTTTCGCGCTCAGATAAAGCACTGCCAACATAATCAGCCCCCTGTGGTACTTCCGAAGACTCCACCACAATGCCTGATCTAACTTCGTCCACAGATTGGACCATAGGCTCTTCAGGATTTGAGAGACGATCATACTCTGCTGCAACCACCGCATCATTAATCATATCCCTTCTAATATCGTTACGGGCGTTCTCTATAGCTTCTTCTGGGTTGACCTTTGGTCCCAAGTCATTGGGTCCAGCTTCCTGCATGCGCTGTGTAGCGGCATTGTCGGCAAGCGTATCTGTCGGGACCACAAGTGAGTCGATACCAGACTGATCGCCTTTGCCTCGGTTATCATGTACCATGCTTATACCTTTAGTTTCCGGCGAGGGGCGAAATGGGTCTGATCACTTTTGGCCATTATCTTTAGGCCCTGTTTCATCTGACCGGTTGGCCGGACGGAGGGTCGCTTGGCTTTTTTGTAGTTAATTTTTTTCATGTAAAAATCCTGCCTTCTGTTATAGACACAGACACAGACAGAATACTACAATAAAATAAGATATATGGCTAGTGATGTCTAGATTTCACCTACACCACGCACGTCATTCAAGTCATATTCTTGGAAAGCAGCAGCCATCATCATTGGCATGGCAGAGCAAGCAAGAAATAAAGCAGTCACACAGTCATCGTGAAAGCCACGTGGTGCTTCATACCTGATCCTACCGGTGGGCGTGATGTTGTATGTGTACGCTTCTAACTCCGACCACAAGGTTCCTGTGTCTTTGCTTGGGTCTTGTGAAGAACCGGGTAACGGGATGGAGCAGACACCTTCCTCAATCAACAACATTAAATTCTGAACCATCTGTGTTTTCTTTTCATTTGTGAACTTCACGGGTTCAATCACCAAACCTTTGGAAGCAAGGTTCTCATACACAGGATCACCCACGCCAGAGGCGTCCATCACTACCTTGCCCCTATACCGGGAGCAAAAATATTCAATACGTTGACTGATCACAGACCAGTCCAATTGATTGAACCTGTCAAAACCAATGACACTGTTATTATTGTCTATGGCTACCAGACAAGTGAAGTCCGTGTGCTTGGCAACGTCTATACCAATCCTACAGTTGTCGGCTTGTGGCACTAGCTCTAGTCCCTCACTACGCACACGCATGATGTCGAGTCCTCGGAACACAGCACCGCCCGTGTCGAGAAACTCTGCCTCAAACTCCTGCTTGAACATGTCAGCTGGTAACTCTTCCTTGAGCCGATCCAGTTCTTCAGGGGGTATGAAAGGGTTAGTCTTAGTGGGAAACCGGTAGCTCTTCCAAGGATTTGGCTTGCCGTCATCTGTTTCTGGCTTCAGACCACGTAGGAAAAATTTATGAAAGGCGTTCTTGCCCTTCGGTGTTCCCATAATCCATGCCCAACCAGCACGGTCAAGGAGCATAGCAGCAACGGGGCCGGACCAAACTTCATCTAAATCAGAGATAAACCCGGCTTCGTTTAGAATTACCCCGTCATACTGTCCACCACGAAGGTTATCCGGCTGATCAGCAGAAAAGAAAGTAACTTTATCGCCATTTATCAGGCGTACTTCCATCGGAGGTGTCTCAACTACCTTCTTGACCAGCCCACCGCTCTCAGCAAACGCACGAAATACGCGAAAACTCTCTTTGCCTTGCGGATTATAGACAGGGTTGAGCCACGCATACATCTTGCCGCCGCGTGTACTCTTGTGAGTCAAGCTATGTGACAGGATTTTTATGGATGCCAAGTGGTCTTTACCCCAACGGCGTCCACAGACCATCGTGATGAACCTGTGAGGGTCTTCCAAAACTAGCTGTTGTGAGTGGTGGGCCTCAAAGGTGATTTCAGTTGTCATCGTGTTCTATGAGTTCCGGCCTGTTAAAGGAAATTGTGTTTACTTTCTCGGCTTGTCCACGTCTTACCCCGTCCACAGGCGATGTGATGTTCTCCAAATCAACAGATGGGCCGGTCTGATTGATGGTAATATTGACCTTTCCAGAGGCGAGGGGGTTCTGTTCGCCCTGCATATTGACCGGTGCTTGATTGGGAAGACCCTTTTGAAGGATCAGCTTAAACAATTGTAGCTGACCGTCAGTCAGAGCCACGTCTTCGGGCAGCATTAGCTGCACTGTGCCGTTAGAACCATACACGCGCTCCGGTGAAGCAGCGATAAAGTTGATTAGTTTGTCCGCTACTTGGGGTAGGTGCTGGTAGATTTTGTCAATGAACTGCCGCTGGCTCCCAAGAAAGCTGGGATGTTGCAGCATCATATCTTCTTTTTCGATAACGGATAGTTCTTGCTCCAGCGCAACAGCGTTTCGCAAGTGTTTTGGCACCGGCTTGTCTACTCTTCTAGCCATAAATTCCAGACCCCTATCAACATTATAATAAAATAAAAAAATATCGTGTCTTTTTCAAGTAAAGTTTCCAACCCCTCAAAAACTCATGCACGGGGTTCACACGCGCGCGACCATTTTTATGGAACCAAACCGGGGGTGGCAGAGTGTCTTTTGCTGGGGTGGGCCGGGGGCATCGATTTGTCAATGCAACGGTCTGTCAGACCGGTGCGCGGTGCCGATAAACTGAGACACACCGGGTGTTGCCGGGGGTCACACCCAGACAGGGGACACCCCATGGGACACCGCCACCGTCTGTCTGACTGTCTTGCCGCTGTCTGACCCGCTATTGGGCTGTCAGGGGGTCAGAATGGCCGACTGTGGCCGTCCAGACGGGGGTCATGGCCCACGCGAGTGAGGCCAACGGCATATGGGTAACCCTGCCGGTCAGGTGCATGACAGACACCAGACATCACTGACATGCACCAAACATCATTATTTTCTTGTTTGGGGTTGTTGACTGTGCAATAAAGGTTGTGACGGCTAGTGCGGACTGGCCGAAATGCAACCAGACGGGAGACGACAGGCTAGACATCCAGAGGCAGGGCAGACAAGCCCACGGGTTGGCCACCCACCACAAACACCGAAACGGGACACGTGATCACCGCTTTGACCCCATGCCCTTGGGCGATGCGCTAAACACTCCCTGAGACTGACCAGCCCCGCGCTGGGTAATCTGCCGGTTCAGAGCAGACCATGCCAAAACAAACATCATGCAGGGGCTGGCCATGCGCTGGCCCCAGCTTGCCACCTGATGACGCCCATTGGTCCGGGCAGAAACGCAGCAGCGTAGTGGTAGACCCACACAGACACAGACACAGACTGGAGAACACAGACAATGACACAGACAGTTTATTCAAAAGACGGTGACGCCATGCACCCCGTGGTGATTGACAACCTTGGACCGGGTGACCTGATCAAGCGGTCACCGGATGCAAAAGCGGTTTACGTGATCAATCACCGTAATCGTAAAACCAAAACCCATGCTGCCGATTTCTCATGCAGCAAATGGGACGATATGAACAGCGAGATTTTCATCAAGGCCGACAAGATTGTCTATGTCGGTTTCACATTTTAGATCGGGAGATTTTCAAATGGATATCAAATTCACCTCTAAGCAGCGTTCTGCTTTGCTCACTGAAATTCGGTTGCGGATGAAGGAAGAGCCAACAAAAGTACCGGCTGGATTTCAGACACACACTGCGTCCAAAGCTGAGTTTATTGATGCCGCACAGAGACTGGGCATCGATCTCAATGAGTACAGCACCCCGGCAGAGAGCAAGCCGCCCCGGTCACGTTTGGAGACAAAACCACGTCTCCAACCAATTGCCAAATCACAACCTGTGACAGACTGGACGGCTGACACAGAGGCGTCTTTGGAGACAAAAACGGATGCTGTGATGCAGCAGCCCATCATGGACCTGCGTCAATCTGTTCTGGACCTGTTGACAGAAAAGACTGATCTGCTGAATAAACTGGCCACGCGCCCAACAGACAACGTGGTGGCCATGCCGGTGGCTGGTCAGACAGTGGTTGATGTACCGGACCCGTCAGATGACGTGCGTGATGTGCAGCAGACCCACACGATCCCCGCAAAAACTGTCTTCAAGGGGATTGATGACAAACGTGATATTCCGGTGTTCAACGACATCACGTCACCAGCAGTTGATCCCAACTACGTGCCGGACCCTAAACTGGCAAAAGCCTTTCTGTCATGCATGTCCAGACAGGTTGCCGGTCATGTCTTTCTGTTTGGGCCAGCGGGGACCGGAAAATCTAGTTGGCCCCGTTACTGGGCTGGCATGACAGGCCGGTCATTCTGGCCAATGGCAATCAGCGATGACACCACGGTGGATGAATTCTTTGGCAGCATGGCTGCAAGGGGCGGCACCACCTATTGGCAAGACGGCTTGTTCCTCAAGGCTTGCCGCCAGCCTTATGCCGTCATTCTGATTGATGAGCCGTCTGCTGGACGTGCAGACGTGATGCTGGCCCTGAATGGCGTTTTGCAAGACCGGGAATTCGTTGTGCCTCAGACAGGTGAGCGGATCAAAGTTGCGGAAGGTGTACAGATCGTGCTTGCCGACAATACCAACGGCAGGGGTGATGCTACCGGCCTCTACGCCGGGACCAAGCAGATGAATAATTCGCTGCTGTCCCGGATGGCTGCAAAGATCAGGGTGGGATATCCATCTGCCGAACAGGAAACAAAAGTGCTGTCTGCACAGACAGGCGCACCTAAGCCGTTCTGTAAGGCCGTAGTGAAATTCATGTCTGAATGCCGGAAGGCGCACGACAGGGGTGAGGCCCCAACCCTCACTGTGTCGCTGCGCGAGAGCATCAACATGACACTGCTCATGTTGGATGGCATCGATCCTGTTGAGGCGGCAGACATTGTCATTGGCAATGCGTTAGAGCCTGTCGATCAAGAGACCATGCATCAGGTTTTGAATACGCATGTAAATCTGGATGAATGGTCAGCCCTGCTGGCGGGACAAGACTGGACACCACCGGCAGAAGACAGCCAGCCAGAAGAGAACAACCCTGTGCGGCAGGGTGATGGTGATCCTGACGATGCACCTTGGAGCGTGTAAAAAAACTGGTAGGGGCGGCAATTGTTGCCCCTACCACCCTGCTGATAGTCGGATGCGTATCCGGCCTGACGATTGCGAAAGCATGAAATCAGCGACACAGACACAGACAACAACACAGACAGGAGATTTTGATATGTCTGGAATTATTGCACAGGACCTGTGCGTGGCGGTTGAGGCAAACATTCGCACCGCTGCATCAGGCTTGCCTGATTTTGCTAAAGTTGCCATGCAGATCGCGTGGTGCGGCGGCTCAACGGCTGGCACATGGTGGGAAATAAACAAATATAACGATAATGACCGGGTGATCAAACACCTCAAGAGCCGGATCACAATGCCTACAATCCCGGCAACAGCAGTCCTGACACGTTTTGAGGCTGATGTGATGACCGGCTTCGCTGTGCATGAAATGGGTCACAACATCTGCACAGATATCGATGTGTGGAAAGAGGCTTGTAGCAAAGGTAAAGCCTACACCAACATCCTAAATGCACTTGAAGACCCGCGCATGGAATTCGATTTGGTCCGGCGTGGACGGTTTGCTGGGTCCAAGCGTGTTTTGGAATTGCTCACACAGCACTGTGTGGAATTTTCCAAGGCAAACGGATGGCACCCTGCCAACCCTCAATCTCTGGCATTCACGATCAATACCTTGGCCTACATTGAGTGGTGCGGTTATGACGTGCCACAAGCCGGTGACATTCTGGCAGCGGCTGGACCTCTGGCGGCAGACATCCGCATGTGGACTGACCGGCTGATGCAGTGCCGCACTACGGCTGATTGCTGGGTGCTGACACAGGAGATGGTGGACCACTATCCACAACAGGAAGCCCCTCAAGTGCCTCAAGGTTCATCAACTACATCTGATGTATGTGATACTGATGGGGATGCTGTGCAGCCTGAAAAGGGTGATGCGGTGCAGTCAGAGCGGAACGATACATTCGCCGATGCTGATGCTGATGCTGATGCTGATGCAGATGCTGATGCGGGTGGTGCTGCCGGTGATGCTGATGCTGATGCGGAT